TCCATTCTTGTTAAACATCTTAAGTTTTCCTTTCATCTCATAGTTGACATTATCTTCAGAAGTAAAGTCAACACCATCTTTATAGTCACCAACATATTGAAGTTGACCGTCGCTCCACTTAGCAAAGGACTTTTCCTGCAACCAAGTGCGGATGGTCTTGAAGGCGTTTGATTTCATTTGAGTTGTATTGGTGGCGTTCACGCAACCAAAGAACTCTTCAAGGTTGATCCGACTGATGTCAAGATTCGGTTTCATAATCAGGTTCGTTGTATTTCAAAAATTCCCAGAAGGTCAATTTCATTTCCTTCTGAGTCATCCCACAGTGCTTGGCAGCGGCGGGCAAGTTCATTGTAGCACGAAACAGCGCCAAATTGGACTCTTTTACGTTTTGAGGTGTAGTCTTCACATTTGGTTCCACCAATTTGGATTTATCAATTTTTAGAAGACTCATAGCATATCTCCATAAGGTGTATCATCCTTGTGGAGGAGAACTCCATCAACCTTATCCATCAGGTCAAGCATACTTCCATGCATCAGACGGTATCCATATCCGACATAAAGTTGTCCGAAGAATACTGTTAGTGCCATAAATGCCCAGAAGTAATAATAGAACCTAGACTTAACTTGTGCTCTTAGTTTTGTTTTCATAGTACCAATTTCTTATTAGGTGCCTGAATGACAGAGAACATACTTTGGTATTGTTCTTCAATCTGGTCTTGCGTATCTGCAATATACACAATATACTTTTTAGTAATTTCAAGTTCCTCATCTTTACCTTTAAGAAGAGGAGACCAGGGAGCAAATCCCATCTGACCATTACCAGCAGGGACAGCAACAATAGGATTGCAGATGACTACAGAGTCATCTTTTTCTTCGATCAGGTCTGCAACGACATCTTCGCCAGACCACATACGCATCAGTTTAACATTCATTTTCAATTCCCTCCTTAATTACTTCCCAAAATGCTTCACCAGGAGATATATCACGTTCTTTTGATATATCTATAAGCATATTATAGCACTCTTCTCCCTCTTCACCGTAAAAATCAACTCTACCATCTTCCCATTCTTGAAATAATGTATTGAATTTTGGTTCAGTGAATATCATAAATTCATCATCATCTTGTTTTGATTTATTTGCAGTATTGCCACCATAATGTTTTACAGCAGCACGGGCATTTTCTCCTGGAGTTACATATTCTAAATTATCAACATGATTATTAGATGGATCGTGATCGATATGGTTGATAGTAACAGTTTCTTTAATCCAAATTTTTGCATCTTCTGGAATATGATCCCAACAATCTTTCAATCTATTGGGAGGATATTCATCCATAGGACGAAATGCTTCCATTACCAATTTATGCACTAAGCAATCTTTGTTTACATTGGAAGAACTTTTATTGGTTTTACAATATTGATGTTCAAAAAAATCTTCAGGAAACTTAAGGGAGACGTTCAATGCAAAGAGAGAACCTTTATTCAGCATCTTCCTTGGTCTCATGGGTCTCCGATAACTTAAGTCGTGGGATATGTAAAATCCTCCTCTCCCCCCGTGACTCTTTCTTTTCAAATGACTGCAAACATTTCCAAGATTTGATACAGAATACCAAGGATGTTCTTTACCATTAACTACAACTGTTCTCCATTCTTCTTTCATTTGAATTCACACTCCACCATTAGTTCAGTTAAACAAGCGAGCATATTTATCTCCTGGTCTGCTACGAACGCTCCCTGATACTGATACTTAGCGAGAACAAGGACAGCAGCAGGAATAGAACCAGGAACCAAGGTTTCGTAGCAAGCGTCATAAATGCGACGGAGAAGTACAGTAGTATCATTATCCAGATTACTGACGATCCACTTACGTACTTCAGGGAAGTTTTTATCTTTGAGATTCTTGACAAGTTCATTTACAGCAACATCAGAAAATGTAGCGAGAATACCCGCATCAATCTTACCACTTACAGAATACCTCTGAACTTCATTCAATACACGACGCCAATCAGGGAAGTGTTTATTGATGAGTTCTACCAGGACCTTGTTATCATATTCAACACCTTCTGCATCCAAGATTTCTTGGATTCGCTTGAAGAACTGAGCGGCAATGGACTGTCGGTCTTTTCCTTTGATTCCAAACTCAACAACGGAACATCGCGAGTGCAGGGGTTCAAGGATTTTATTTTTGTAGTTACAGGTGAAGATGAATCGGCAGTTGCCAGCAAACTCCTCAATAAATGCCCGAAGACAGAGTTGTACGTCGTTGGACGTATTGTCTGCCTCATCAATGATGATGACTTTGTGTTTAGCAGTTGCTGTAAGCGAAACGGTCGAAGCGAAGTTCTTCGCATTGTTTCGGACGGTATCCAAGAATCGCCCTTCATCGGATCCATTGATGACATAAACGTCAGCTCCAAGTTCATTACAGAGTGCCTTTGCCACTGTAGTCTTGCCGATACCAGGAGGACCAGCAAGAAGCATGTTAGGAATCTCTCCTTTATCTAGGAAGTCTTGAAACGTCTTCTTAGTAGAGGCAGGCAGAATACACTCAGAGATCGTCTTAGGACGATACTTCTCAACCCAAATAAAATCACTCATACTCACTCACCAATTTCATGAATAACGGGTTGTTCGTGTACCAGTATACGATACAACTCGGGATTATTACCAGCAGAAACTGGAAGAAATTCTGTATCTGGATTGAACTCATCATCACGGATCGCTTGATTGATCACAATAGAACCGTCTTCACCAGAAATACTACGATGATAAGTTCCGACAGGAACAACCAAAGCACCGCTCTTACGGTTCATGTGAACGATATGATACGGAAACTTCCAATCAAAGTTCACAAGTTCAAACGTTCTTTCTCCTGAGAGGACACGATTATGGTCCACTTGATGATGGTGGATATAGAACTGCTTTGCACCGATGACATCGTTTGGTGGTGAAATTGCTGGTCCTTCATGTACCACAAGATCAGATGCATTTGAATCATCTACCGAAATATCATAGAACACAACATCGGGTGTCTCTCGGAACACACGATGTTTACGAAATTGTACGCTACTCATGACAAAAGTTTACTAATACCAATTGTGGTCAGAAAACCGAGCATGATAACCATATCCCACATTTTGTATTTAATAAAATAAGGAATAGTTACAGAGTCGGCAACTAAGTGTACCACCACACCTAGTTTAGCATCAACATGTAAAACAACAAAGTAGGAAATGACGATAAGAGCACTTCCAAGTATCCTTAGATACTCAAGGAGTTTGACCGAATGTAGAATCATTCAAGTTTTCTAGTTATGAATTCTGAGGATATGTCTTTAGCACCCATAGCTTCATACATGTAAGTAGCACCAGATCTAGGATTTGTGTGATCTCCGCAGGTAAATACATCACAGACAGCTAAGTGCTTTTCAGGCCATGTATGAATACTGATATGACTTTCAGCAAGAAGTGCTATAGCAGTTACTCCACAAGGACTGAACTTATGAGAAGAAACGTCTAGTAAGGTGCTTTCAGATAATTGAGCGGCATTTGCTAGGACGTTACGAATGTGCGCCTCATCATCCAAAAGTCCAAAAGGACAACCCTTAAGGGTAAAGAGAATGTGTCTCATCCGAATGTAGAATCTGGTTCAAGTGCGATGAAATAAGTGAGGTTGTACTTTGCATTGGTAAACTTGGAAAGAAGTTTGGATGACACTACAACGTCATAGGCACCAGGAATAATCTTGATGTTCTCAATCTTGAAGTTGAAGGTGAACTCTTTGTCAGTTTCTCCAACAACAAACTCTTCTGCGTGAGAGGTGTCGTTCTTCTTGTCACGAACAACCAGTTTAACCACACCAGCACCACCAACAACAGACAGGTCAGGAAGTTGTAGAACAGCAGCAGCTTTCAGAACTTGAGAGAGGGTATTGCTATCCAGTTGGAAGCAAACATCCTGAGTCGGAAGACTGATTTCTTTTTCAGGAGGAGCGATAATAACAGCAGGGTCAGAATAGAAATACTTACCCCGACGATTACCTTCACGGTAGGCAAGATAACTTTCTTCTTTGAAATCTAAACCTGGATTGGTGTAAGTGCTCAGAATATTCAGAAGTTGATTCAGATCATACAGAGCGACATCACGAGGGAACTCTTCATCAATCTCTGCTTCAGCGAGAATGTTCTTAGCAACAGAGATGGTACGGAGTTTAGTACCCTGCTTCACAAGAATAGAGTTGTTAATACCAGCAAAATTCTTGAGGATAGTGAGAGTGTTGTCAGACAGTTTCATAGATTCGCGTAGTTTCATCACTGAGGGTAGGTTTCACGTTGTGCATTTTTGTCGTTGAAATGCATCAGAAGCACAGCATAGTGTAGAATCTTCATGATGTCACGACGGGCGGTGCCTTTCTTATCGTAACGAGAGGCATACTTGAGGATGTTGGATCGGCAGAATGCTTCACCATCACCACAAGCTTCAATCAGATCAAGTGTCTGAATTTTATCATCACCAGCAGAATAATGAGCGTTATAGGTTCCAGAAATATAATCCTGCAGTTCTTTGAGGATTGTATCCTCATCATATTTGTACCGATTAGAATCGTTATTCATAGTGTTGTCAAAGATAGTAATTGTGCCCGCATTCAAATTTTGTTCATCTTCGGGACCGTACATAGTATCGTAAAGCAGAGACCAAGAATTAGTCATATTCTACACCTCTTCAAACAAAAATGCAAGTGACATTCTACGATTTTGGTTTTTTCATGAGAGGTGTAAGTCATAAATGTTGTAACTCATAGAAATTCTGGTCACATCACTTTTAAATGGATACACGCAGTGACCAAGATCAGAAGGAAACATATAAACATCTCCAGTTTTCGGTATTACTTTAGCATACCCAGGATTGAAGAATGATTTTGCATGAATAAACTCTAACATACCAGCAGCGAATGCATTGGTCTTACCAACCCATTGCTCTCTTTCTTTATCAATCTCTTCTGGGACATCAATGAATGCTATCGCACTTATTGTCCCATTGTGAACATGTAATGGATTAAACTCATGCTGTTTCATGTAATTAATCCATGGACCATCACCGAGGTGATAAGTAAACTTTGGAACTGCACCATATCGAACTTCTTTCAATAATTCTGTGAGGTGATGTTCAACAAAATTTGTGAACTCGGGATTGCCATCTAAAACTGCATTATTCTGAATTTCAATGTTACCAGCAAGATCATCTCCAGCAGAAGGAGCATCTACAGATTTAGCAGCAATATCTTTGAGCATCAAAAGATTTTCTTTTGATATAGCGCCTTGGTAGATCGGAGGACCAAAAAAATTGTGAATCATTTTATATCAAGAAAAAGTTTGAAGGTCAACTGTATTTTGATCGGGCATCTCAAAGTCAGCATCAACCTTGTCGTAAAGTTCAAGGAATGCCTGCTTTGTTTCATCATCAAAGCGATTTACACAGACCTGAATTGCCTTTGCCTTATCTTCAAAGATGCTGTATGCCTTCACAATATGAACCAGACGGCGGGTGCTAATGATTTCTTCAATGCCACCATCGTAGAAAGTCTTACGAATGATGTCCGCCCAATCAGCAAGGCGCTTACAGAAGTTCTCATCATCACAGAGTTTGTTGAGAATCTTAGTTTCAGTGGCAGTGGTAGGATACTCCTGCTCAAAGGTTACTGGGAATCGCTCAAGGAAGGCTTCATTGAGCACGTTAGTTCCAATGAATCGTCCGTCGTCTGAACCTTTACCTTTAGTGTTTGCTGTTGCGATGACGTTGAAACCTGCACTGGGGCGAACAAACTTGCCAATTTTTTTGAGAAATACTCCATTTCCTTCAAGGATACTTTGGAGACAGAGAATTTTATTAGAGGCGAGGTCAACCTCGTCAAGGAGCAGGACAGCACCCCGTTCGAGTGCTTCAATGACAGGTCCATTGTGCCAGACGGTAGCACCGTCAACAAGGCGGAAACCGCCAATGAGATCATCTTCATCGGTTTCGATTGTAATATTTACACGGATGAGTTCCCGTCCGAGTTGGGCACACGCTTGTTCGACAGAAAACGTTTTACCGTTACCCGAGAGACCCGTGATAAACGTAGGGTAGAATACACGGGACTGAATAATCTTTTTAAGATCACCAAAATTGCCAAACTTGACGAAGGAATCATCTTTTTCTGGGATGAGATTTTGAACTACAGCGGGCATTGCTGCAGGAGCATTGTAAGACACTTCTAGTTCCTGAACTGTCTCTTTAGTCACTTCAAGGTTCCACTTACCACGACTTACTTTACAACCCTGCTTTTCAAGGCGACGGGTGATACTCTGATAGTTACAATCATTCATAGCACACCATCCCCGAATGTCAGCAGAGGTGACTTCAGGACCATAAGAATCTTGGAGTGAAGCGATGATGGATGAGAGTTGCATGGGTGGTTTGTTTCAACATAGTAATTATACAAAAAAAGAGGGTCATATAGACCCCCTAGTGGACAGTTATTTAAGTGTCACATCACTTGGATCTACGGAGAGACCTCTTAGTTTCTTTTACAGGTGCAGGTGGTTCCAGTTCTACAACAGGTTCTGGTGCTGGTTCAACAACTGGTTCAGGTGCTGGTGCGGGGGCAGGAGCAGGAGCAGGTGCTTCCGCTGCCTTACCACGAATTAAATCTCCAAATCTGCTCATGGTCCTTGCGTAGTTTTCTACTATTTATTAAGCAACAAGTTCCACAAACTCGCCAAGGATTTTTTTATTCATTTTCTTAGTGCGAAGACTCTTGACAAAAGCACTCTTAATCTGAGTTTTTGTAGCATCTTCCTTCACTTCAAAACCAGTTTCCTGTGACAGAGAGTTAGCAGAGAGGGCAAAGTAACTATGGTATCCAGAATTTTTGATGGTAAATGCTCTTTCTTTACGCCATGAGAGTTCTGCCTTGTCATAATCATCGTTAAAGACACCACAATAACGGCGAATGAATGCTTTTGCATCCCTAGACTCAAGAACACGAATACCAATGAAGTTCATGTCAGGGAAAGTCGATTTCAAATCTTCAAGGAGAACATCAGTCATTTCATACCACTCTCCACCCAAAGAACGACTAATGCCAGTTTTTCTGTTCCGAAGGAAGCAGTGAGGACCAAGAGAATTAATACCAATAAATGGTTCAATCGCATTGCGGCGGAACAATTCGCGATGATATTTCAGAGGAGCTGCTTCACCGTCAGTAAGGATCACACACTGAACCTTTTGAAGTTTGTTATCACGCTTGAACTCTGGAAGAATTTGATGCAAGCAAACTAGAGTTTCATTCAGGGGAGTTCCAGAAAGATTCCAACCGATAGGACTTGGATAGGTAACCCAATAACGATGAGAGTATGCCACCCTGAAAACATTCTTCATCTGCTTTTCAAGTTCAGAACCAC